ACGTCGATGATGTTATTCACGACGTTCTGCAGCTCGACATCCACTGCCTCGATGGCTGCCCCGCCATAGAGCGTCGCGAGCGTCAGTTTTTCCTCGGTCATAATACCTCCGGTTTTTGTTGTGGTTGGCTGGGGGCTTGTGCCGGGATTTGAACCCGAGCTACCGTTGCCCATCGACAACGATATGGATGCACTTTTCACCCGGCATGTCTTCCGTGGCAGCACCTCGCCGCGGGGCTTTCTGCCCGCCGCTCTACCGCTGAGCTACACAAGCCATGTTTTGCCGGGATGCCGTGCCTGTAGGGTGGGCCGTCCCGGCATGTTAAAGAGCTGCCGCGGGGTTTTTAGCGAGGCCCGCGGTCCTCGAAAATTTGGGCTTATACTAGCTACCGTTGCCCGTCGATAATATGGTCATGGATTTTGATCGCCTCGCGCATCGATAGTCCCCTTTTTCCCAGCCCGATCTCGATGTCGTCCATGACCAAATCGAAGGCCGCTTTGCGATCAGCGTGGGGGGTGGTAAACCACACATCGTTTTCGTTTGTAGGTTTCTGGCCTAAAACCTTTCGCAAGACCCGGATGTCAAAGGTCTGGCCTGCCCATGAGTACCGATATGTCTGGTATGGGCACCTGGTGACCGGGTGTCCGTCGATAAATCGCTCAAGCTTCATACTCTTATCCTCCTTTGGTTTGCATGTTTCGCCTACGCCACAACCCTAATCCGCCGCTGGCGCCCTCTTTATTGATTAACAAATCGCTCCTGGTTATCGCGCCCCAACCTCCCCACCTGTCCCCGCCTTCGCGGCTTGGCCAGTCGAGACCGGCCGTGGGTTGCTCTCTGTTTGCCCGGCTGTTCGTCCCAATGGGTGGCGGCCGCCGGAGCCGTGCGCCGTTGATTTGGAAGCTATTAGATTTCCTATACGCCGTCAACTAGATTTTCTAATTTTGATGGAAAAAAAACAAAAAAATGAACTGCAACCGCCTGTACTTCCCAGCCCCTGTCCTGACCTGGGACCACGTTGATTCGGGGTTTTTGTATCCCTCAAATGCCAGTCTGGCAAACTCAGCCTGTTTCATGTCTTGGTCGTCCGCTTCCCTGGCCAGCAGCCAGACGATGGCACGTTCAAGCTCCCAGCTTTTGTCCATTTTTATTTCCTCCGTGGTTGTTTGTTAAATAAATATCACCTGACAGAAAATCTGGCAACCATAAATACTCATTTTCTCCTTGACTCCTGTTAGATTTCCTATACGATTTCGCGTCAGGAGGTTACACATGGATATCATCGAGGCTGTTGAGGCGATTCGCGCCCACGTCCACCCACAAAAAAAAGCGGCGGCAGAGTGTGGATATTCAAGCGCTCACTTCTGCCAGCTCATCAACGCCGTTATGCGCGGAGAACGTATCAGCCGAAAGGCAGAGCGTATTATTGTAGGATATGCAAAAGAACTGCCGCCATACATACCACAGGCCGACGACACGGAGTGCAGCGCATGAATCAGCCAGAAACAAAACACATCAAGAATATCCAGGCCCTCAACCCGGAGGCAATCGAACGTAAGCTGCGAGGCCAGAGGGCGTATGTCGATGGGTTGTTTCTGTCGTTTCAAAGCCAGACCGTATGCAGGGATACAGTACCGGCAAATATGTTCGAGCTGGGGAGACTTGCGGCGATAGCCAGGGAGATGGCCGACGAGATAGACACGCTGCTCGACCTGGCCCGGAAATATCAGGAGGGCATGAAATGCTGATAGGAATAAGCGGGAAGATGTCGACGGGCAAGACGACGTTGGCAGACCGGCTCGAAGATATCTGGCCGGCTATGCGGATACACAGAACAGCATTCGCCGGACCGCTCAAAGAAGAGGCGGCCAGCGCATACAACTTCCCGCTGGAGTATTGCTATTCGCAAAGGGGCAAGGACCAGATCATCTTCCACCCCGACCTGCCCAGCCAGTCAATGACCGTGCGCCAGATCCTCCAGTGGCACGGACAAAAACGCAGAGAGCAAGATCCCCACTATTGGGTCAAGGCTGTATACCTCGATCTCTGCACCCTCACCGACCGCGACATGATCATCATCGATGATGTCCGCTATCCCAACGAAGCCAAGATGATCCGCGAGCTCGGCGGGCTTACCGTCAGGCTCAACCCCTATCCATCATGGGCACCAGGACCGTACGCCGATCATATCTCCGAGATCGCGCTGGACTCACACAGGTTTGATCTCGAATACACGCCCGACTTCGGCGACCTCGAGCGCGTAGCCATCGAAATAGCCCACGCGCTCGAGGTCGATGCAGCCATGGCCGAGGGCTGCGAGTAAGCAGGCCACCCCATAAACGCAGAAATCCCCCGGCGATCATGGCTGTGATTGCGACCAGGGGAAATCTAACAAGAGGAGTCCATTATGATCCTATCTCCAAAAAAGTCAACCATAATTTCGAGGCGCCCGCCACGCCTAGTTTCCCCGTCTCCCCTTATGCCAACGTTCGCGGCCAAATATCAAAGCGAGGACCGAGGCCGTGGGTCCTTCTGGAGTTTTAGAACGCAGGGGTCGCCCTCAGCCCGATATGTCCGCGATTTTGTGGCATTGTCGGAGGTGGCATTTTGGCATGGGGGGCGGGCATGAGTGGGAAGCCTCAACCGGAAACATTGGTGGCCAGCGAGCTGGTCAATCAATGCCTGGACTCGAATCAGCTGGGCGACGGTACGCTGTATGCGGCTATGCACCAGGGGAGATTTGTATTCAACAAGTCGTCCCATGAGTGGATGGTCTGGCTGGGACATTCCTGGGACCGCGACATCATGGACGAGGCCAAGGGGGCCGTCGAGGACGTCGCGGTCAGATACGGCGAGGAGCTCGCCGGGCTGGACGTCCAGATATCAGAGGCGGCTAAAAATGGTCAAAAGGATTTAGCCAAAAACATCGAGGGACGAAAAAAAGAGTTTGTCCGAAGGATACAAAGGCTCAGGGGCGTGAATGGGCGGAACGCCGTTCTCGAGTTTGCCGCGGCCCTACCCAACGGATCGTCTTTGGCGATAAAGGGCGACGAGCTGGACCAGGATCCGTGGCTACTCGGCTTCACCAACGGAGTTCTCAATCTGAGAACAGGTCAGTTTCGAGCCGGTAGACCTGGCGATTATATCTCAAAGAGGTGCGGGTGCGAATGGAAGGGCCTCGACGAAGAATGTCCAACCTGGGACAAATTCCTTTGGGACTCCCTGGAGAATCAGCACACGATAGATTTCTTACATCGCTGGATGGGCTATTGCCTGACAGGTGTCGTCACTGAACAGGTGTTTCTCATCCTGTCCGGCGAGGGCCGCAACGGGAAAGGAGTGTTTGTCGAAACTGTCCTCTCGATCATGGGAGACTATTCCGGACCGGTCCAGGCAGAGATGCTCCTCGATCAGGGAAGGGCTAAATCTCCTGACGGCCCTTCACCGGCCATAATGACATTGTTTGGCCGCCGGCTGGCTACGGCATCAGAGTCTGACGAGGCCCGTCGGTTCTCTCCGTCAAAGATAAAATGGTTCACTGGATCCGACACACTGGTTGGACGATATCCCCACGACAAATACGAGCGCTCGTTTCTCCCGTCGCACAAACTCATGCTCATGACCAACAACGACCCCTACGCTCCTGCTGATGATTTCGCGTTTTGGCAGCGCGTACTCAAGGTAGATTGGCCGTTCAAGTTTGTCCGCAATCCCAAACATCCTTCGGAAAAAGAGCGAATCGACAACCTCGCAGATAAGCTCAAATCTGAAGAGCCTGGGATTATGGCCAGGTTCGTCAGGGGTTGCATGGAGTGGCAGGCAGGAGGGCTACAACCAACAACGGAGATCAGGCAGGCAGGCGAGAGCTACCGGCGTGAGCAGGATCTGATACAGGACTATATCGAGGCCCGATGTTTTGTCCCGAGCGACCCCTCTGCTGTCGCAACGACAGCAACGGACATCTACCAGGATTTCAAAACCTGGTACACCGAATACCACCGCGCAAAGGTGCCGACAATCCAGTGGTTTGGCCGGCGTATGGCCAAAAAGTTCAGGAAATACAAGGACGGAGTTGTCTATTATGAAGGAGTCGGCCTGCTGGCCACATAAAATATCATCCGTATTGTCCAGATATTGTCCATTTCCAACCCGTCGAATTTTAACGGGTTTGGAGGATTTGGACATTTCGGACATTTCCTGCGCGAATAAATCTTTTTAGATTTGCAAGCAATCCAACAAAATAAATCTATTATTATTGTAATTATTGTCCGAAATGTCCAAATTGTCTTAAATAGATAATATAATAAATAAAAAATCTCGGACAATATCTGGACATTTGGACAATAACAAAAAGAGACCCTCTCATGCCAACAATCCTTGAACTGCTCGAAAAACGCGGGATGGAGCCGCGCAAGGTCGCGGCCACAAAGGGCGGCGAGTATGTGTGCCCGTGTCCGAGCTGTGGCGGGGAGGATTGCTTCCATGCTTGGCCCGAGCAGAAGGACGGACAGGGATCGTGGTGGTGTAGGAAGTCCGGCAAGGGCGGTGATTGCATATCGTTTCTGATGGAGATCGACGGGATGCCATTTCGCGAGGCCGCAAGGATCATGGGGAAAGAGATCAAGGGCCGTCGTCCCGTGTCAACGCCACGTGTTCCAACGCAACGCCAACCACGGCCCCTGGATGTCGCGCCCGTGGATGTACCGGGAGGTTCATGGCAGGATCACGCCCGCAAGTTCGTTGCGTTTTCCCACGACCATCTCATGCAGAGCCCGGACCAACTGGCATGGCTGGAGTCTCGCGGAATATCCCGTCAGACAGCCGCACGTTTCAGGCTGGGATGGAATCCTGGCGAACGCGGTGGGCGCGACATCTACAGGCCCCGCACGAGCTGGGGGTTGCCAGATGTGATCAAGGAAAACGGACAACCAAAAAAGCTCTGGATCCCCACGGGGCTGACCATCCCAATCATAGACGGCTACGATGTTTTGCAGATCCGCATCCGCAGGCCGGAGGGCGAACCTAGATATTTCGTCCTGCCCGGATCAGCCAGCGATCCCATGCCCATGCTCTCTGCCCCCAGCTGCTGGCCCGGCAGAAACCAGGCCCTTATCATTTGCGAGTCCGGCCTTGATGCGATCCTGCTCACCCAGGCCGTAGGTGATCTGGCAGGGGTCATTGCCGTGGGATCTGCCCAGGCAAAGCCAAGAGATCAACGAGCTGATCGCATGGTACGCGATGCCGCATGGGTCGGGTTGTGGCTCGACAACGACGAGGCCGGTGACGTGGGCACATCTTGGTGGCTCGATACAATCCCCACGGCCCAGGACATCCGTCCAGCCGGCGGCCCCAAAGACCCTGGCGACTATCTCCGCGACAAAGGGTCTGTGCGCGACCACATCATCGGGGCGATCCCGCCGGCATGGCTCGTTCGGAGACCTGGCGCGACAGTCGTTGATATGGGGGGCGGGGGGATAGAGTTAGCAAAGGGTGCGGGAAGTCAATCGCGCCCGTCGATCTCCCCGGGCGTGGCAAAGATGGGCAAACTCCTCGAGCGCTGCAATGTCGTCTGCAGGATCGGCAATGGGAGCATATCCATCGATGCTTTTAAGCGCGAAAACGGGGCGTGGGTTGCCGACACGACGTGGGCGCATGAGCATTGGGAGTTGTCGCAAGAGATATGGCGGTTGTTCTGGTATGATGATGACGTGTTCGCGTTTATCGAAAACCACCCCGATCATGATCGCGGGGTGAATGGCAAAAATTTTTGGAGGGGGGTTGCGGGGAAGTGACCATCGACGAACTCAAAACGAAATGCACCCAGCAGGAAGCGGCCGAGCTGGCCATCCTGCACAATGCGAGGATCGCCTGCCTCAAGAAGTACAAGGACGAACCCACGGCTGCCCATAAGCGGGACCTGGACGCAGCCTCCAGCGGGTTGGATGACCTGGTCGAGCGATTGTCTGCCGCATACCCAGTTGTCGACGAGACGGCGCCCCCTGATATCTTCCCCACAGCAAAGGCCGTGGCCGAGTATGTGACCGGGCACTACATACGGCAGGGGGGCGGGGCTGTTGCGTTGCGGACCGTGCAGGGGCATCTGGCGGGGCGGGGGAAGGCGGGTAAGTTGCTGTTGCCGCGGCCTTCCGGTGGATACACCCTCGAGGCGGTCCGGGATTATGTGGCCCGCATGAAATATCTGCCTGCCGGGTCCGATCCGGCCGTGGATGATGACGAAACCGCAACGACCATTGAAACCCTGAACATCCAGCAGAATATCGAGCGGGAGCGACTCCAGGAACTCAGACAGAAAAACGAAAAACTTGCCTACGAGTTGTCAGAAAAAAAGCGGTTGTTCTGTCGGGTTGCCGATCTGGATATGGAAATGGCCGCTCGAGGGTTGGCATTGCGTCATTTTTTGGAATCCCACGCCGAGGAGAAGGCCGCCGAGATCATGGCCATGGATCGGCGCGATGATGTTGTCGCCGTGATCATGGAGGGCGTCGACGATGCCCTCCACGATTATGTGTCCCACGAATCGTACCACATCCTGGTGATCGATGGATCTACAGATTAAGCGGCCGTCGTGGCTCTCAAAGTGCCTGGCAGAAAGGATGTCCGACCGTGATGTCCAGCCATTGGAAGGCGAGCGCAAGGCGTTTCGCCGCCGGGCAAAGATGCGGCCGTCTGTATGGGCCGAGCGGTATCGTATCCTGCCGCCCAAGGTGTCGAGCAAACCTGGCAAGTGGCGCAACGCCACAACACCGTACCTGCAAGCGGTCATGGATGTCGCGGCCCTACCATTTGTGCGCGAGATCGTCTGCTGCAAAGGACCGCAGATGGGCGTGACCGAGGCTGTTCATAATTTCGTTGGCTATTCAATCGACCGGGCACCCGGGCCTGTCATGTACGTGTTTCCTGACGAGGATATGGCCAGGGAAAACATGCGCGACCGCATCGAGCCCATGATATCGGCCACCCCCCAACTCCGCCGCTATCTGACGGGGTCTGCCAAGGACTCAACGTCGCTGCGCGTGGATCTCAAACACGTCAATGTCTATCTGGCATGGGCACGGTCGGCATCCAAGCTGGGCAACAAGCCGATCCGATACCTATCGCTGGACGAGATCGACAAGTATCCAGAGACCTCTGGCAAAAAAGAGGCGTCCCCCATCGCCCTGGCAGAGGCCAGGACAAGGACATACTCGCGGACGTGCAAGATTTTCAAGTATTCAACACCGACCGACGAATCGGGCGAGGTTTGGCGGGAGATCAACTCGTGTCCGGTCGTTCTTCACTATGAGGCCAGATGCCCGGCATGTGGCAGGTTCCAGCGGATGGTTTGGGCTCAGGTGAAGTGGGAGGGTGGCGGATCGGCAGACCCTGACGTGATAGAGCGACAGGAACTCGCAAGGTATGAATGTGAACATTGCGGGGATCTGTGGGACAACTCCGTCCGTGACGAGGCGGTCAGGGCCGGTAGGTGGTGCGATACGGATGGCAGGTCGTGGGAATACGCGGTCCGCAAAGAGAAGCCCCGCAAGATAGGGTTTCATATGCCTAGTTGGTTGTCGCACTTTGTCAGCTTGTCCACTGCGGCCGCAAAATTTATCGAGGGCACCAAGGACCGTAGGGCGCTCCGTAATTTTTTGAATAATTTTGCAGCAGAACCGTGGGTTGAATACGACGTGGAGCGCAGCGAGGATCGCATCCTTGCGCTTAAAGACGAACGCCCCGCTGGACTTGTTCCGGAAGAAGCAGATGTTATCATGGCCGGAATCGATACCCAGGATGACGGTTTTTGGTATGAGGTCCGGGCGTTTCGTTATGGAATGGAACTTGAGTCGTGGCAGGTGCGGGCGGGATTTGTGGATTCCCTGGCCGGCCTGGACGACATAGTGAACGGCACCTACAAAAAGCCGTCTGGTATTTCCACGGGCGTTTCGTTCGGGCTTATCGACTCCCAGGGCCACCGAACGGCGGAGGTATATGATTGGTGTCGGCTCCACCCAAGAATATATCCGCTCAAAGGCGAACAATCTATGAACGTTCCGTTCATGGTCTCCGGCAAGTCGATCTCAAAGTATAACCTGGCAGGGCTCAAGCTGGTCCGCATCAACACCACGTATTTCAAGGACGATCTTAAGGCGAAGTTGGAAATCTTACCGACCGATCCCGGCGCGTGGCACATGTGCGCAGATTACCCTGACGATTATGCCCGACACATGACATCGGAATATCGAGACGAAAAAGGCAAGTGGCAATGCCCGAGGCACAAGCCAAACCATCTATGGGATTGCTCGGTGTACCTCCTCGCCGCTGCCGAGATAAGACACCTCAAGACAAAGACGCGGCCCGGGACGTCAATGCCGCGCCATAAAAAAACAGCGGTCAACCCCTACACACACGGGGCCGACCCGTTCGCGAGGATATGATGACAGCAATACAGATCACCAAGGCCGTGGCCCTGGCGTTGGAGGCCGCCGCCTGCGGCGTGGATTACCTGCCCCGAGACGGCGCGACCTGTCCTTGGTGCGGGAAAACGCGGATACCCGTCTACTCGACCAAGCCCTGGAGCGGGGATGTGCGGGTGCGGTATCATCATTGTAATAATCCGGGCTGTTTGTTGAATAAGCTGCATACGGGGATCAAGAGTTTGCAGGAAAACCACTAGGGGGTGGATCGTTATGGATATCATACAGAAAGAGGTTGCGGCGCTGGTGCCGTATGCGAACAATACAAAGGGGCATCCCGATGATCAGGTTGCCAGGATCGCGGCGTCCATCCGGGAGTTTGGGTTCAATCAACCGGTCCTGGTGGATGGTGCGGGCGTCCTGGTCGCCGGGCACGGCAGGGTGCTGACCAGCGACGAGGCCAAGCTGGTTCTGGACGTTCAGAACGGGGCTGCGGCCCTTGGCGGTCAGCCGGGGATCTGGATCCGGGGCGGGCTGGTCCTCAATGTGGAGGACGGCATCGAGCTGAATAAGTATGATGAGAAGTGGGGCATCGACGGCCCCGAGCTGGTCCGCAAGCTCCAGAGGCTGGGCGCGGGCGAGACTGCTGCCCTACTGGACTGGTGCAGGGTGATGTGGGAGCGTTGCGAGGATGAAGAGTATTGGGCCAAGGAGCTGGGGCGGTTCAAGGAGGTTGTGTGAGAGCGATAGGAGAGAAGGCTGCCGCACGCAGTCTGGATGCAGTAAAAATGCGTAACGACGGCATGACCTATAAAGAGATTGGCGCGGCAATGGTAAACGAGCGGACTGGCGAGCTTGGGATATCTGCGACAATGGCTCGTGCGTTGGTCGCCCAAGGCAAGATGATCATTAACGGGGATGTGGCTGTCGGAAAAATAACGGCCTTGCAAGGTGCGTTAAACTGCTTGTCACCTCATCTATCTAGGTATTTTGGTATTGTCCTTGATGACGCGCCGGTGGATAAACAAAAAGAGCTTGTCCGCAAACTATTGACGCAGAACAGCGAAGAAGATGTCTTGAAAATCAAAAACATGGGTCCTGCTCGCCTCGCAGCTATACGCAAGTGGCTGGGCTAGCAATGCAGGGTGACAGCCGGACCAACCCCGCTCTCGGATGAGAGCGGGGTTTTTTGCGCCTAAAATCTGGTAAAGTACCAGCGCTGGTACTTTACCAGGCCGATTTGCTGGACTTTGTCGGGCGGATGTGACTTACCATTGTGTGAAACGATTGTACAACACACATTGGGGAATTTATGGCAACAGTCGCATCGCTCCAGGCAACGCTCACGAAATACGAGACCGCACGGGATGCCGTATTGACGACCGGGCAGTCGTACCGGCTCGATGACCGGGAGTTCACCCGGGCGGATCTGGAGTTCCTTGAATCGCAGATCGACAAGCTGGAACAGAAGATCCGCATTGCCCAAAACGGTCGACTGACCTTTGGCCGAGCAGTATTCGGGGGGCGGCGATGAAACAGGCTGATCGATGGACCAGGGCCATGGCCTCGGTGATCGGGTTGTTCGCCCCATCCGCTGCCATGTCGTACATGCGGTCACGGTCACAGCTGCGACGGTACAACGGTGCGTCCATGGCCGGGCATAACCGGCATCGTCCATCCAGGCGATCAGCCGACTCCATCATTGCCAGGGACAACGCCCTGCTGGTGGCGCGGGCACGGGACCTGGTACGCAACAACGCCGTGGTTGCCGGGGCCATCCGCAAGATCGTGGACAACGTGATCCATACGGGCATCCGGCCCCAGGCTCAGGTCCGGGGCGCTGACGGCTCTCCCGACCCGGTCAACGAGACCATCGAACGGGCATGGCGCGACTGGGACCGGGCAAACAAATTTCGCATGGTCCAGCAGCTGGCGCTCCGGCACTTCTGGGTTGACGGCGAGGTGCTGGTCCATCTCTGGATCGATCAGGACCGCCTTGACCGCGGGTTGTGCCCCCTCCGGCTGACCGTACTCGAGCAGGACATGCTCGATGTGAACGTCGACGGCACGCTCTCGAACGGCAACACTGCAAAACGCGGGATCGAGTTCAACGGCAAAAACGATCCCGTGGCCTACCATATCCTCACATCCCATCCCGGCGACACCGGGACCCTCACCACCCTGGGGACCGATACCAAGCGCATCGATGCCCGGGACATCCTGCACATATTCGTGCCCGAGCGGGCAAGCCAGACACGCGGGGTCTCGCAGATGGCCGCGGTCATCCAGGAGATGACCGACCTCTCCGAGTACCAGGTCAACGAGCGCATCGCCGCCCGCCTTGCATCGGCTTTCGGGATCTTCGTCAAGTCGAACATGGATCTCCCCGGGGACGCCCTGGGCGGCATCGACGGCGCTGCCGACGAGTCTGCCGAGGCCGAGATCTCCGACTATATCGAACCGGGACGCATCCAGTTTTTGCCCCAGGGCACCGAGATCCAGACCGCCAAGAGCGACCGGCCGGGCACCACCTATGAGCCATATGTCAAGACCAGCCTCAAGGAGGCATCGGTCGGCTTTGGCCTGCGGTACGGTAATTTTTCCCATGACTATGCGGACAGTTCCTACAGCTCCGAGCGGTCCGCCGCCCTTGACGAGCGTCGCGGGTGGATCGGCCAGCAGCGCGTGATCATCGAACAGCTCTGCGAGCCGGTCATGCGACGGTGGCTGGAGGTGGCCATTGCATCGGGTCTGCTCCCGGCATCGGTCCAGAGCGCCCCCGTCATCTGGCAGGCCCCTGGATGGCCGTGGATCGATCCGGTCAAGGATGCCCAGGGCGCCCATCTGCAGCTGGCCATGGGAGTGACAACCCGCAGATCATTGGCAGCATCACGCGGGGACGACTGGGACGAGATCGTGGAACAGCTCGCCCGGGAGGAAGATATTTTGCGTTCCAAGGGAATCAAGATCGACGCGGAGGTCGACGATGAACAAACAGAAACAGACTAATCCGGGGCTGACCATCCGTTCGGCCGCTGCGGGCGCGTCCACCTATGACGCCGAGGCCCGCAGTATCCGCGCGGTTGCCACCACCGAGGCCCCCACGCAGGTGATCGACTGGGAGCGCTGGGAACTGGTGGACGAGGTGCTCCGCATGGACGGCCTGCGCATGCCCGAGTCCGGCCAGGTCCCTTTGCTGGACAGCCACAACCGGTCGAGGGTCGGGGATGTGATCGGATCCGCCAAAGATTTCAGCGATACGGACGTTGCCGGGCACAGGGCCAAGGAGTGCGTGGTGTCGTTTGCCGACACCGACGCGGGCCGGGACGCCGAGTGTAAATATCGTGACGGCCACATCACCGACTTTTCCATCGGATATCGTGTTACCGATGCCACCTATATTCCGGACAACGAAAAACAGGTCATTGGCGGGGTTGAATATGCAGGCCCTGTCCGGGTCGCTACGCAGTGGGAGCTCAAAGAACTCTCCGCGACACCGATTGGCGCGGACGAGTACGCCAAGGCCAGGAACTATAACCATGGAGACATTGCCATGCAAGACACAGATCCCAAAAAGGTAGAGGCTCCGGCCCAGTCCGAGACCCGGACAGAACAGGTCGGCATCGACCCCGGCGAGGCTGCCCGCATTGCCGCCCAGGCCGTGGAGGCAGAACGCAAACGCATGGTCGAGATCCGCGACGCTGTGCGCATGATCGGCCTGGGTGCCGAGGTGGCCGATGAACTCATCGCCTCCGGCTGCAGCGTGGACGAGGCCCGCGCCCAGGTGCTGGCCCGGTTTGCCGAGAACAACCCGCCTTTGCAGACCCCCAGCGTGGAGTCGGGCAAAACCGAGCGCGACAAGTTCCGCGCAGCTGTTGTTGACGGCCTGTGCG